TTAAGTATTAAACCATCTAATATATCTTGTGGTCTGTACGTGTCATCTAAAGCCTTTTTTATAAAAGGCTCAACTTGATCCCATATTATATGTAAATCTTCACTTGGAACTTGTGTAATCATCCAAAAACACAGTACGCAAAATTCTGGTCTGTGTTTGAAGAACTTGCATGAGTTAATGTTGCTGTTCCATCTCCTCTTGCAGATACATATAAGTTTGCTTTAGCAGAATTACCATTTGCAGTGATTGGCATAAACAATATAACTGAGTTAACACCAATTCTGGCATCAGTTAAAGTTGTTGATGTTGCACTAGCTGTTAAAGTAACACTGCCTGTTGCATTAATTTTTCCATCCATTGTATTATTAACAACGTTGGATATCAGTCTTAAATGTTGTGCTTGATCCGGCATGGATAAAGGCACATTTAGAAATTGGTTAGTTGCCATTATCTTTTGCCTTCTGGTCTTGCCTCAACATCTATACCAGATAATGTTTTAAAATTACCTGAAACTTTTACTCTTAGTCGATGATAACGACTTGTTGATCTCATGGGACAGTCTCCACTTGTTTGCGTGTCTACAGCTGTTCCTACAGTCACAGCATCTGCTTGTGAGGAACGAGTTATTGGTGTAACCGATATAGTTGTGTCCTCTCCATCAGCATCAACAATTGGTCTTGCATTAATTAAAGTGCTGCGTCTTTCTTTAGCTCCTTCAAACTCAGTTGAGTCTACTTCAGCATCTAAACTTGCTCCTAAAAACTTTCCAAACTTTTTGTCTGAATCAAAAGCTCCTAATCCAATAATACCTTCATCATAAAAAAATGAATCTAAACTTTTAGGTAGTCCATCAAGATCGCCCAAAACATCTAAACTTTCAAGTGTTGTAAATGCTTCTTGTGAAGCACTGTTCATAAAATGTAAACTTTGACCACTTCCAGTTGACCATTTATCAACGTTAAAATTATAACAAATTAATTTATTATTTAATGTTGAAGAGCCAGAAGCTCCATCTCCTCTGTAAGACCACACAACCATTGAGTTGTTAGGATCAATAGCAGAGCAAATTCCTTCAAAGTTTGACGTTACATCATTTAAGAAAAAATCATCTACTCGACCTTTTCCAATAGGTGTTAATTGTTGACCACCTGTTAATTTATAAAAACCATCTTGTGCTAAAAAGAATATGCTATTACCAAAAGATGCTACACTCTTCGGAGCAAATGCTCCAATATTATCAGCTATCTTGTTAAACTGAAATATGAGAGGTGTACCAACATAATCCATTCGGTATATTGCTCTCTCCATGAAAACAATACCAAAAGACTCTCCACCAACGATTGCCTGTACGTTTCCATGCGTACCAACAATATCTTGAAAACCAGATTGAGTTGTTTGGCTTGGAGTCCATGTTGAACTGTCATTTAAACCAGACCATTTTACTCTTTGGTTATAAACTGTTGATGATTCAGTTGTGTATCCTGCAACAACAAAATCTCTTATAACTGCAAGATATTTAGCTTTTAAAGTTACTAGATCTGCAAAAGCTGAACTAGTGCCTTCTGTAAACTTTTGTATGTTATCAGCACCATTGGTTGCAATTATATTTGACCCAAATTGTGTAAAAGACCAAAAGTCTCTAGATCCTTCTGTAGTGGAATTGTTATATCCACCGGCTTTGCTTTTATCTTGAAATACAAGTGAACTATCCATTTGGTATAGTTTAGTTGTATCTCCTGCGTAGTTAGTTGAGCCACCTGCAGAAAAAGAAGTAAACAAACCAACAGGTGTTGTGCCTAATCCTGTTCCACTTAAAGCAACAAATCGAGGAAAAGATTTGTAGCCTTTTGCTAGAGGAATAACATTATCAACCTTTATTGCACCATTGTTTTGGTAAGATGGTAAATCGGCTTGTAATTGACCGAACTCAATCATACTACCCTACTTGCTGACATTTGCAAAGGAGCAGAAGAGGTACGACCTCTTTGTGCTGATTCATTTGCAGTTTTAATTCCTTCTTTATATAATCCTGCCCATACTTGTAATCTTTCGTCAGCCATTAAAAATGGAGCTGACTCGCTTAATGCTGCATACAAATATAAATCAGGAAAATTTGTTAAAATATCGTTACTTGTATTAGAGTCTGACAAAGCAGTTGGTCTTTTAAAAAATCCTAATTCTAAAGTTTCTGCTGCATCCGGCATATTACCAAGATATATTTTGCTACCAACAATTGTATAATAAGTAGGTATTCCTGATCCTTCTCCTGCATTATAGACTCTGAAAAAATCAGGTGGTGTCATATAATTTAAAAATTGGTAAGGATCTGATTGATACACAACATATCTCATTTCTAAATATCCTGTAGGCAAATCATAAGCCTGTGTTCCAGAAACAGTTGTTGTTGATGTGTCGATAGTTTCCATTTCACGCACACGCAGATCTCTCGCATGACGAGATTCAGCTAAATCAATAAACGTATCTAGATATGATGTTAAATCCGATCTGTTTAAATAATTTGCAATTTCTGTTTTCAGATTTGCGTAAGTGTCTAGTGCCATTATACATTTCCTTGATATACTCTAAAGTGTCTATTTTCTGGATTGTTTAACCATTTTTTAAAACGTGGTTTGTCAATAATTCGACCTGCGTTTGACATTATTCCTTGCTGTGCCAATTGCTGAACAACAATCAAAGGAATTGAAGCTACTTTATACATCTTAGCATCTTGCAAACCTCGTACTTTATACAAGTCGTTCTTTGCTTCAAATTTATTACGTTCTAATATTGGTTGAATATCTTGAACATCCTCAAAGTGATATTTATTTTCACTTTCATCAATGTGCATTTTTGTTTTGATAACAGATTTACTTTTGTTGTCATCAATCCAGATTTTTTTAGACATTATCTTTTCTTTTTACTTTTTTTACTTTTTT